ATAATACTTCTCAATCAACTGCATATGAAACTGCGTTCCAGACTTCAAATGCAAGTTCAAGAAGTACAGGTACAAGTAGAACAACAACAACTACATTTAATACTACTACTGCGACAGGGACAAGTAGAGGAACTGAAACAAGTAAGAGTACTACTACTACATTTGAAACTACACAAGGAACAACTACAAGTAGAACTACTGCAGAAAGTAGAACTACTACAACTACATTTAATACTGATACTACTACAGGAGAAAGTAGAAGTACAGAAACAAGTAGAGGAACAGATACTGTATTTAATACTACACAGTCCACTGCAAGTTCAAGAAGTACAGCAAGTTCAAGAGATACAACTTCTACCTTCAATACTACACAGGCAACTGCAAGTTCAAGAAGTACAGCTTCCAGTAGAGATACTACAACAACATTTGAAACTACACAAAGCACAACAACTGCTTTTGATACTACAACTACATTTGAAACAAGTAAAAGTACTCAAAGTTCTAGAGGCACAACTAGAACTACAACATTTAATACTACACAAGCAACTGAAACAAGTAGAACAACCGACCATGTTACAACAACTACTTTTGTTACAGTTACTAGCTTGTTTGAAAGAACAACCGCCTCCCAGGCTGGTACGCTATTTGGCACAGAGGTCGCAAGTGCCGAGGACTTTGCAGCGTCATTCTGGGACGGCTCACAATGGAATGAATCATAATGGCAGAATTTAATACAGATAAAAATGTTACGGCAGAATATGTAAATGATAAGTTGGAGAGTTTTACCTCCGCATTATTTGATACACTTTCGGAGACAGAGGAACGATTAAGAAACTTAGAACAAAAATACTATGAGTTAAAAAATGGTCAAAGCAAAGAATAAACTTGTAGCATTATCTAAGAATGAAGAAGTAGGAGATATACCTACTCACTTTTTTAAGTCAGGCTCAAGCATGAGACCTAAAAATGACTTACTGGAATTAAGTGAATTTAAAAAATATTTATTACCAGAAAAGCATAGAGGTTGCCCGTTTGAGTATGATATTTGGTTTAATACTAATGAAAATATGACCATACGAAAATGGTTGTATACAGACTTTTTAGGAAAAGGAATATATTTAAGGGTTACTTCTAAACCAGTAAATACAAGATTATTTAAATCAATTATATCTTCAGACATAGAGATAGACGAAGAACGAATTGCAAAAATAAAAAGTAATTTACAAAATAAATATAGTCTACAATGGAATACAGAGTTTCATGATAAAGTAATTTTTCTACCGGGTAGTAATCTAATATCAAAACGAACAGTTATTGATTATGGTAGAGTGAAAGCCTTAGTAGATAAAGGTTGGAAAATAAAACCACACCCTATTACTGCACATATATTTATGGCAGAGCTTAGAGTTAAGTTCGGAGCAGAAAATGTGTTAGGAAAGAAAGAGGGAGGTTTTGAACTACTAATGAATTGCAAAGAAGTAGCTACTGCACAAAATAGTGAAATGGGCTTGATAGCATTACTGCTAGGTAAACCGATACAAATGGTTTCTTACCCAGTAGATAAAAGAGAAAAGAACTTATTGACTTATGAAAGTTTCTATGAAAGTATAGCAGAAACAGACGCTAAGAATACAATATTAAAATTGTTTTCATCAAAAAGGTCGGGTATAATATTCAACTTTGATGAGGACGCAAAGGAAAGATTAGAAAATTATTTAAATAATTTTTGGGAGTTTAAAGTAATAAAAAATGGTTGAAATAATAACACAGTATAGAAAAGATTGGACTATGTTCACTCTTGCATCGCTACTCGATAAACAACACGAGGATTGGCGTTTGCATATTTATGTAGACGAGGTACATTGGAAAGACCGTGAAGTTAGATGGATGCTAGATAACTTCAAAAATATTCGAATATATGAATCTCATTGGGCAATGGACGACACCGCAAAACAGATGTGTCACCTTAAGAATTGGTGGAGTGATAAAACTCCTGGTTTAGGTAAAAGATTAATTTTTGCAAATGGAAATAGAATTTTCAACGGAGATGTCATAGGTAACAATCTACCGCCAGAAAATTTTTTCAAGAAGAATATATCGTTCTTATCGTGGAAGAAGGTTTTTAACGAGCACCCACGCTACAAATCATACTATGGAGTTCTTAACGCAGGGATAGAGGCTAATAATCCAATGGAGTTCGATCCCGAATTTATCATTATAAATTATGATATGTTAAAAAATATGACTGATGATGACATATTTATGTGGGATAATGCATATCCTATCAACACAAACATTGACGAAAAGATTTCAAAATGTGCTAATTTTCAACTTCTAAAAAGTCTTATGACTTATAGTTGGAATAGTATGCCTACTTATATGAATGGTAAAAATGATTTCTTAATTGAGAACGATGCGATAGGATTGAAAGATGTTGTTAACTACAATGTAATGTTGAGAAAATGTTATACTCTTAATATTCAACACAAATGGTTATCAGAGGACTATCATAGAATGCCTACTGGAATACAGTTAGGTTTGCCTTGGGATATGTATACATCTTTAATTGAAAGAATACCTTTACAGTTTAGAAATCATGAGTTAAATGAAAAACTACTAATTAAATCTAATAAACAAAAACAAGTTTTAGAAAAAATATTAAAAGTAGGATTTAGACTAGGTAAGATTTAAAAATTCTTTTTTCAAGTCAGACAATATAATCCATTCAAGAATACCTTTATCTCTCATCTCGAGAACTAACTCTTTTTCTTTAGGGTTATGTGGATTCATTTTTACAGTAGATATAGGCATATGCCAACTAGATGGGTGGTCTTCTCCTGTTTTAAATGGTAAAGATTTAGAGAAAAAATCAAATCCTATCAAAGTAAGGCTTTTGTAATTACATTTACGAATAAAAAATAAGATTGCCCAGAACCCAGCTGAAGGTCTCCAACCTAGTGGCTCACTTTCAACAACTCCTAACTCTTTATTTATTTCTAATATTTCTTCATCTGAAAACATAGTGATATGTTCAAATTTTGGAGTTCCTGCTTTTGCAGGTTTATCCATATGTATCCTACATCTATTATGTAATTTCAAACTATCTTCAAAAAATCTAGCAAAGTTTTGTCTAAGATATCCTGTAATCCAAATATCAGTTCTACTTCCTATTCTATCTTTATTTTCTTCTCTAGGATAACCTTGTCCAAATCGTACAACAGTATCATAAGATTCTATTTTATCTTTTAGATTATATTGTAAAATTTCAACGGAGTTTCCTACTAAAAGGATTCTTTTGTTTTCTGTAAGTTCTTGTAGTGTTTTAGCCATTCTGTTGAGTAAAGCATGTTATCATGTATATCTAACCACGGTCCACCATCTGTAAAGTGAACTGCTCTTGCAGAAGGAAACTGATAGTAATTTACCATAGCATTATATTCTGCAGGTAAATCTCCAATCTCACTTGCCCAAGCAAATTCGTGAAGGTCTTTTGCAGACCAAGAGTTCACAAGTTCACTAGTTAGAGTAAAACATTTATCATTATTAAAATACATGAGAGATGACCAATATTTTTTAGGATAAGACATATTTGCTTTTCCTCTCATCTTCTCATGCGGTGTTGTTAAAAATGGAGGGTGTTTGACTACCCACACACTAGGAGATTGAGAACTCTGTTTAACTAAGTCTTCGATTTCTTGTGGGTCACATCTCCACATAAAATCTCCATCGCAAAATAGTGCGTAGCCTTTCCACTCACATAAGGCAGGTATGAGGAATCGAGTGAAAGCAAACTCTGTGCTTTCACCTTGATACGGTCTATTATATAAACCTTGCTCCTCTAACTCTGATTTTATCAAAGGTATAATTTCGTGATTCGGGTTGTGTTGTCGTATGGACTCTGCGCATACTTCAAATGCTTCAGGATATTCTGTCTCGAATCCTACAAAGATTTTCATTTCTGTAATCTACTACCCAAATCGTTAACATATGCCTGTCTTGCTGTCTTCAATGCTGCAAGTTGATTTTGTACTTCTTGTGTTTTTGCATCACAAAAATTAATCGCTTGTACTAAAGACTTTTCTTCATCAGACATTTTATCGATTTCATACTCTTTATCATCTATTGATATTGTATTCATTTAAATATATCCTGCCAATTTCCTTGTGTACTAGCCTTAGCATACTCGGTAGCACGGTTTTCAAAAAAGTTGGT